AGTCTTGATGATTGCTCTTTCAGCTCTGCGTTCTGTTGCTGCATTTCTGATAGCTTGTCCATCATGCACCCCCTACGATTGCTTGCAACTTGATAATGATTCCATTCAGATAGTGTGCGTCATCTCCGTTGCAGTTCATCATTTCGCACTTGTCAAAATCAACAGGGACTAGCATGTACTCGCCAATATTAACGTACTCTGTAACAGTAAAATCAGTGTGCAAAATAACTGTAATGCCTTGAGTGCCGCCGAATATCTGCACTGACACAAACGCCTTGCGCTGCTCGTAGCACTGACGCGCTAGGTCAATGATGTCGTGCAGCAAATCCGCTGGTGTGCCTGGTGATGGTGGTTCAAAATCTGGATGGTCGTATATCATTATGTCTGACATGGTATTTCCTCGCTGGGTTTAGGTGGTTCATGGTTTCACATCCTTGTGATGGTGTATCTAGTGGATAGTACCTATTTAATGCTGATAGATTGCTTGTACTCCAGGTGTGCGCCTTCAACCTCTGCCACTCCCTGAAACTCTATCCACTCTTTCACTGCCTTTTTATCCGCTGCTTTTGTAGTGGTTTCAATGACGTATCTAGGAGGCAGCTTGTCAACATCGTCAATAATCACAGATGCCCGTGGCTTTGGCAGCTTGGCGCTAAACTGAGCAAACTTGTACTCACTCTTTCCAACAGTCTGCATGGCTGTCATTAGCTGATACCGTAGCCACTCTGCTTTGGTTTCGAGAGTCTTTGCGCTTGCAGTGATGCGCTTTGCCGCTTCAATCTTCGCCTCTGCCTCTGCTTCCAACTCCAGCACGATTGCACAGTAAGCCTCTGCTTTCTGCTCCAGCGTCATTTCCAACGCTTCGATAGTGTCAACCCATGCCTCGAATGGCGTTTCGTTATCTTCAACGAATGCTTCCATTGCTGACCGATGTGCCTCTGTTATGTCGTAGATTCTCATACTCTATCCCCTGCATCATCGTGCTTTCCGGTATCTTCCATTTCTCTCAGCATTTTGGCTCTGTCATTCCTGACTTTCATAACCCTGTCTGCTTCTGGCTGATTGCTGCACATTGTCTTAGCTGCTTCGTAGTGAGATTTCAGAGACTCTGCATCCATTGCATTGCTGATTGCTTTGATAGCAACCTCAAATATCTCATTAACATTATTATGTGATTTCGCTACTGCCTTTGGTGCGGTCTTATGGTCAGTGTTATCCATGCTGTCAGCATCTTTGGTATCGTCAATAGCAAACAGTCCATTAAGCGCGTACTTGCGGGCGTATGAGCTAGCAGCTCCGGTTATCTGACTATCATCCATGCCTTTCTTATCGAAACTCTCACGGGCAAACGCAGTGACTACAGAGCTTTCCTTGCCATTGGACAGTATCGCAGTAGCCTTTACGTAGTAGCGCTCACCAATCAGCACAATCTCATCTGACAGTAAAAGGCTAAACCCTTCGGGCAATAGCGGCTTGACTGCCTCAAGAATGTCTGAACAGTTGCGGTAATTGTACTTGCCGAAAGTGTTGGTGTTTTCCTTGCCTACTTTCAGCTTTGTTTGTATGTCGTGCAATGCGTTCATGGTAATTCCTCGCTCGGATTGAGTTGCTATCGTTTCATGGATTAAGGTCAGGCTGTATAGGTAATTACCGACTCCTGAGCCTTGGCAATCTTGGTCTTTACTCCACGGACGTATATTTCAACAGTGCGAGTGCTGATACCAAGTAACCTTGCCATGTGCTTATTCGGTATGCTGTCAACCATCATAAGGAAAACAGTTTTTTCCCGTGTCGTGAATGAATTGAATAGGTCTTCAGGTGTCATGCTGCTATCCTCTATGCAAATTGCATTATTTGATCTACCCACTTATCAAGCTCCGCCTGTGTCTTGCCTACTGCTATGTGCTTCAATCCATAATCAATAGTCCTGCTGTATAGCTTGGCAAACTCATCATCATCCATTTTCGCAAAGCTGATAGACTTGGCTTCATATCTGACCTCGCCTTTGATGTTCGCCACAATGTCAAAATAGCCCGTCACTATTGCCATGTCTTTCCTGAATCGCTCAGGGTTCTTCATCACTGGCTTACCGTTATACTCTACAATAGGGTTAAACATCTCAAACAGCACATCCAAAAGAGCAAAGTATTTGTTGTGAAACTTTGCGTTACGAGGCTTGCTCCACTTCATGCGGTAAACCTCGCCTGCCGTCATGCCTGCGATTATCTCAGCATCTGCCTCGGTCATCGGGTGCAGTGAGCCGTGGCGCTTGATGAGTAGCAGCTCAGACATTTTGCAGCTCTTTTGGGATTTCTGGGCAGCTTTTATGCTCCCACCACTCAGAACCGTCATACTCTCCACGCTCTGACCATGTTCCATCCTTGTACCATATAGTTCCGTATACTTCCTGCCCTCCATATCCATCGTCATATTTGTAATCAATCATGTGCAAAAATAGATTAAACTCAAAATCACCAAATCCGACATTAAGTAATGCCGTGCTTTTATCATCATCGTAATCTTTGCAATGAGTAATAGTTGCACACAAAATATCCTTATCTTTTGTTTCTCTCAAGAACTCATCTTTACAGTTTTCCATTCTTCAACCCTCTCAATTTACTTTTGTAGTGCGCCTGGATGGCTTTAAGTTCATCTATCGTGTATCGCTTCGTTTCGTGATTATTGTCGAGCCAATCTACCAACTCCTGCCCGTGACTAGCTATCAGTGATTTCCGAAACTCTACAAGGTTCCCTGATAGATTCAGGTTACAGCGGACGCATTGGCCAAAAATGTTACGCTCGTCATAACGTAAGGCGCTGTTTATCCCTGACGGCCTGTAGTGTCCTGCGTGGCGTTGGCATTGATCCGCAGGCGATCCACAAGATTTGCACGGTAATAGCTTGTCACGCTCTCGCACATAGGCATGACAGGCTTTCTTGGCAAGTTCTGCTTGTGTGTGCTTGTCATTGTCTCGCCACTCCTTTTTTTTCGTGCGTGTAACTGCGTTAAATGCCTTGTCCTTCGCAACCTGCACAGACTGATACGCGCACCTTGGAGAGCATGTTTTCTGCCCCATGCGGTCAGGTGTGAATGGTGTAGCGCAGTTCATGCACTTGCGTTGCTTCATAATCCACTCGGTGTCAGACACCTAATCCGCAGTCCAAAAAACACATAATACTTTGAGTATCCGTATCTTTCAGAAAACAACAAATCAGCGTCATGCTTTTTTATATGCAATCCGTAACCAAATATGCGAAACCAGAAGCATTTGCCATATACTCCTTCGCCGTAGGCATAGCAGAATGGTGGTATATCTCGTTGCTTCATAACCCTACTTCCCAGTGCTGTGACGTAATTAATTGCGTCAGGTGATACCTATACAGTGTTAGGCCCGTACAGTGCCTCTTGTGCACGGCGCCAATCACCATCGGTCAAGCATTCGCGCTCAATCGGGCTGTGTGCGTTCGCCAGCGGCAGCAAGGCATCGCGCAGCTTCTGAGCATAGGCGCCCGCTTCATTCCAGGCGTGGTCTGCGCTTTCGCAGCGGTCGGGCAAGATCCCGCCCAAGCGCGTGCGGTTGTCGCTTCGGCACTCGTCCACGTCTCGCCCGCAATCGGCGCAGGTCACGCGCCACCAGCGGTAGGTGCTGCCTTCGCTCAGGGTGTATCCTTTTTCGGCGCCGCACATCGGGCATGCCACCAGGCGCGTGCCTAACTGGTCGTTCAACCGGAGAGCCAACGGCTCTGCGGCGTGCCCATTGGGGCGCGGCTTGGTCTGGTCTGTGGTCATCGCTGTTGGCTCCCGGTTAACGCTGCGTTATATCTCGCAATTATCAGCGAACCATTTAGCCATTCGCCTGCCTTTTTCTTCACATACCTGTATGCGCTCTTTCGTTGCAAACTGGTATCCCCTCCCTATTAACTTCTCATTCAACCTTGTTAGTTCTTCATCTGTCATTCGCATCAGCTTTCTTTGGCGAGCGAGATATAACAACTCGCTAGAGGTCGCGCCGTTGGCGCTGGACTCGTTCTTCGCTTCGCTCATCTCTCGCCCCTCAGCTCTGGGTTATGTGTCAATGGTCATTGATCTATGCCAGTCTGAAAGTGGCCTACACCATATCCGCCCGTTGTCCCCGCGATAAACAACAGTAACATGGTACGACTCTGGTCGCTCGGTATTCTCGTTTGCAATACATACAACAGTGTATCTATTGCCATTCGTGTGCCGCCAAATACTACCAACTTGACACATAACAACGCCATCAACTTCATTCGCTTCGCTCATTGGACTCTCTCCTTTCAGTCGTTCGCCAGTTATGGCAATGGTTATGCGTCAATTGCGGCAGACCTAGCTTTAGCAACTTGCTCGATTGTAAGGTGGTCGTAAGTGCCAATGCCCAAAACCTTCCTGATCGGGATTCCGACCTTACTAGATGACCCTTGATGGTTATACAGCGCCCACAGTAGAGCGCGCTCCATTTGATTGATTTTTGTTTTTAGTGCAATTATTCCGTTTTCGCATCTTCCTGTGTAATCAACGGATTCTAATTCAGCGCACACGGCATATAGCGTTTCGTCAGCATCTGCACCCCATTCCGCAATCTCTCTAATTGTCATATCACAAATTTCTTCTTTTGTACGCATAACAACGCGCTCAACCGGACTCGCTTCATTCACTTTGTTCATTCGCTCACCTGTTAGCTTGGGGTTATACGGCATCTGTCCGCTTGTTCCAGCTTTCTGCCGCAACTTTATACAGCCAGTCAAAGCCATGATTGAGTGCCGCATCGGTTCTTTCAATTCGGCACGTTTTACACTTTACTGTCACGGATCGTTTGTTTGTGTTCCTGTTACCCTTTGGCATTACATGCGGGGCATCTCCACAAAACGGACATGGAAAAAACTCAATGTCGTGGCTGTTTCCGTCATTGTCTGGGTATGGTCTATTTTTAAAATGGTCGTAATACATATTCACTCCGTAGTTAGTTGCCGTATAACAACGCAATCAATCGTACCTACTCCACAGCTAAACAGCACTAGGTAATTACCGAGGCTCACCCCTCTGCCCATGATCTGTCTATTGGTACTACGGTGTCAGTGGATAGCATCAATATCATCTCTATCAACTAACACTTCAAAACCATCTCGCTCTAGGTGTACGGCTATTTCATCCAACTCAACAATGATCGTCCAGATAGCACCATTCCACATAACTGCATCGCCTGTTTTCATAGTCCTAACTCCTGTCTTAGTGATCTTGCCCGTTTTGCTCTTTCTTCTGCCGACTCCAGGTTACGCTCTGGCTCTGGCAGGAATAACTGATGGGCAGGGTTGTTGTTCTTAGCCCCTGATAGTATCAAGCCGATGTTAGGCCACTGCCATTCCCGCTCACCACGGGTACTCATAGACTGAGCATGGTTGATTGCTGCCCGTAGCTCCTCCGGTGTGTGATTGCGTATCTGGTCGCCCCACAGAGTCATTGCTGCTTGTCTATCCATATCTGTCGGCCACTGAGCGCTAAACTTCTGAGCGCCGTAGATAGCCCTAAGCATTTCAAAAAAAGTGTCTACCTGTCTCATTGAAACCCCCACGCCTTTTTCTCGTCATCGGTCATAGTTAGCAATGTCCTGTAATGTTTCTTTGCCTGCTCGTCTTTGTAGTCCTGTTCCTTCTCTGCAAATGTCTTGTCTTGGCTAATCCATTCAGCTTTGAATGATTGCCAACCTCTCCCTGCCGCTATTGCTATTGCCTGAGCTGTTGTTATGCCAGCCTTGTCCGCCTCTTTGGTTATCAGTGCAAGGGCCGTTGCCGTCATTGGCGAGCGTTTAGATTTCCGCACTGCCATAAAATCCAATGCAACCTGATGACACAAATCAGGAACAGCAGCCATCAAATCAAACGATTGTTTTTTAGGTAACACAGAAACCGCTTTAGCGGGTGCATTGTTTGTTATGGTGGTTAATGATGGTTCTTGATGGTTAATGGTGGTTATATTGACTCCTCTGTCAGGGGTCAGTGTACTCTCTGTCAGGGGTATAGGACACAGTGACAGGGGTAGTGTACTCTCTGTCAGGGGTGACACAGTGCCAGGGGTGACAGAGTGACAGGGGTTTATGATGTAATCGGTGCGCTTTCCGGTACAAAATGACCTAGTCAATATCCCTGCTTTTTCTATTTCAGAAATTGCTCGTCTGACTGATCTTGAGTTCAATCCGGTGCGTTCGGCTATGGTATCTACTGACGGGTAGCATCGACCGTTATCGTCTGCAAATTCTGACAGACAGATCAAAACCAGCTTTTGAGTTGGTGGAAGTTTTATTTTCCAGCATTCAGATTGAATTTTTATGCTCATGTAATAACCCACAATCCCACAAAATAAGATTACCCCGCTGGTCGTCTGTGGGGGACACTGTAGAGAGCAACCAATACAGCCCAGCGGAATAACGGCATAAAAGCCTTTGCATATTATCTCGCACCATTGCCATCATTGCAAGCCTTTGGTATAATAATCATGCATGTCTATACCTTGCTAACGATTTAAGTCGAGTGAGTGATGATGCACCCGCGAAGCCACAAGCCTAGCGGGTATTACTATAGAATGATTGTGATTGTGCCGAAAGGCTGGGTCGAAGGGTTAGAGTCTGCACCTGTCCCCTGACCGAGATACACGTGTAACCCATTGCCGAGAGTGCAGCCGGACGCAAATATGGGGACAGTCACAATCCTTGTGTAGTAGGCAATAGCCGAACGGGTCGTGAACCTTTCATAGCAAACATGGTCACTATGTATCACGAATGCTACACATCACGTCAACATCAGCACGATTATTTCCTTTGCCACTGCGATAATATCCGCAGCAAAGTAGGTCGTAGTGTTCCAAGTGCCGAAGCAGAGTACACAGAAGCCAGCGTTTAGTGCGATTTCAGCCCATGCTTTCATCACACACCTCCAATAACAACAGCTAGAGAGTAGGCAAACGGCACTAGACAGCACATACAGGCCACCAAGAGCCAAGCATACTGCCATGCTGTAGGTCTATCGTCATCGTTAAGCAGGACGGGCTTAGAGTGCCGCGATAGGTGCTTGTAGTCGATCATGGTTAATTCCCCTCTCTGTTGGCGCACTTGCTGCATTTCTGATCTGGCGGCAACAATTCAAAATCGGCTTTATTGAGTGTTACCACAAAATATCTATCCTTTTTTCTTGTCCCACAGATCGGGAAACCGGCAGCACCAGGCTTTAACCCTTCTCTTGTAATATGGTATTTGCTCATGGTCTTGTCCTCTCAGGGTTATATGCTCAAGGCATGACGCTATGTTATACAGTAACTCAGGCAGTGGAATTGTGGATAATACCTACGCCAGTATCCCAAGTTTTCATTGTTTCAGCTATTTCTCTTGGCCTAACTATTACTTTATTGCTTTGATGCGTAGTAAATGCCAAGCCTGTACCCTCGGCATCCTGGGTAGTTCCTTGGTATTTCAGCGGCCCGTAATGGTTGTGGGTGTATATTTTCCCGATTGTAAAAAACATTTATTTGTCCACCTGTGTGATTAGTACCTAGATTATCCATTGCTATCATAATCTGCAATATGTTATGATTGGGCATTATACGGCATCACATAAACACGGGGAACATTATGGCAGGCGATAAGAAAGACATTAGACAAGCTGCATCAAGCGCCACAACCGCTATAAAACGAGGTGCTGATGGTGGAAAGGTTGCCACAACTATGGGCAAGGCAAAGACAAAGACAGCCGCAGAGCTGGCAGCCGAAGCAGCAGCCAAGGCCGCACAATCAAAGACAGATGCCGTAACGATGCAGAAAGAAAAGGACGCAGCAGAAGCAGCACGCAAGGCAGGAGCAGAAGCAAACAAGAAGAAAAAGAAATCAGCAGCCGATATTTTCATGGGCAGCACAACATGAGCAGAGCAAAGGGAAGCAAGAACAAGCCAAAGCCAGAAGCAAAGCCGGTAGAGTTGCCACCAATATCCACGCGACCAGTACCTAGACGCGATGGTGTCTACACAAAGCCAGCACCAAGGCCAGAATGACAGACATTCAAGAACTGATACTCGCCAACGATCCAGAGTCAGAGGTAATCCGACTATCTGCCAGGCTGTGCATGATGCAGCAAGAGATAGATAGACTGGTATCAGACAGAGACTCACTACCTATGGGGTGGGCAGCCGTTAAGATCAACGACAATACTATTAGAATCAACGCCTTAGATTCAGATGGCAACTTCTGCCACTGGATACTATCAACCGACAAAGACTTACAAGGCTAAATGAGAATGGTTGCTATATTGACAAACTTCAATATAGATGCTAAAACGCGAATAGCTTTTTCGGCGCGTCAGGATAGACAGATAGATTGGTTTCGGGTCATCGTTGAATTGAAAGGCCGTGGATACACTCTAGACAAGATTAGCAGCTCGATTGGAGTGCCTCGTACAACGGTTCACAGTTGGACAACAGACACCTGTTCACCTAGATACATAGACGGCATTGCCCTGATGGACCTGTGGGAGACTGTAGTTGCATCGCCTCCAATTATCCGACATACAGGAAACCGGATGCCGTGATGTATGACAATCGCGCAACATTGAGAGGATTGTATTATGTGCGGATCAAAACCCAAGAAGCCCAAAGCACCCCCAAAGGTTGTTGAGCGTGATCTCAAAGCAGAGCAAGAGGCGGCAGCGGCAAAGGCAGCAGCAACTGCAAATCAGGAAGCGGCAGAGGCTCGTCAAGCGAAGGGCAAGATGATGCAAGCCAAGGCAGCCGGTAGCGCAGCCAAGGCAAACACCATGCAAGCCAGCGCAACCTCTGGAGCGAAAAAACTTGGCGGTTGATGCTCAACAGCTCTGCAAGAGACTTGCACAGCTTAAATCAGCACGCAATGGACTTGAGTCAATCTGGCGTGATTGCTATCTAGTATCGTCACCTGTACGGGCGCATGGCCTTGAAGGTGAGATTATGGACGGCACGAGTCTTCCGTCTGCCAAGGCACGGATAATGGATGGCGTGACAGGGGATAGTGTTCGACTGCTATCATCGTCAATAGCATCCGGGTTGCATCCTAGCAATGCCCAATGGTTTGAGTTGGACGTTGGTGAGTCAAGCGAAGACGAGAAACAATGGCTAGATGATGCCGCTGAAACCATATACAACAACATCCACGCATCCAACTTTGACGCTGAGTCATTCGAGGCACTTGGTGATGTAGTCATTGCAGGCTGGTTTTGCCTGTATGTCGAGGAAGACAAAGAGAAAGGCGGTCTGGTATTTCAACAGTGGCCGTTTGCTTCATGTTACATCACGTCAACCCGTGCTGATGGTCGGATTGATACGGTAGTACGCGAGTATTCATTGACGGCTAATCAATGCGTCAGGGAGTTTGGTGAGGATAAGGTTAGCGAGAAAGTGCGTCAGATGGTCGCTGACAAGAAAGGTGACGATTCTGTAAAGCTGGCTATCCAGATACAGCCTAGATCACTCAAGATTGACAACCCAAAGAATGCGAAAGAAATGCCGTTCGAGTCTGTCACTATTGAGATAGACCACAAGCACACAGTAAAAGAGTCAGGCTATCACGAGTTCCCTTGTGTCATACCTCGTTGGGTGAGAGTGCCTGATACATTCTACGGGGTAGGCCCAGTCCTAGACGCACTGCCTGATTCAATGATGTTGAACAAGATGAAGACGCTACACTTGGCAAATGCTGAGTTAAACGTTGCAGGCATGTGGATTGCAGAAGATGACGGGGTATTAAACCCTAGGTCTATCAAGGTTGGCCCGCGTAAGATTATCGTTGCCAACTCTGTAGACTCGATGAAGCCATTGAATCCTCCTGGCAATTGGCAGTTAGCGCAAGAAGAAATAAAGCTGGCACAGGCATCTATCCGTAAGATACTGATGTCAGACCAGCTACAACCTCAAGACGGGCCCGCAATGACTGCGACCGAGGTTCATGTGCGTCAACAGTTGATTAGGCAGCTACTTGGCCCAGTGTTTGGCAGGTTTCAAGCTGAGTACCTACAGCCTCTCATTGAGCGCGTGTTCGGCATTCTGTACCGTGCTGGCGTGTTCTCACAGCCTCCTGAGACTTTGTTGGGCAAAGAGTACAAGATTAAGTACATCAGCCCTATGGCACGAGCGCAGAAGCTGGAAGACATCACAGCTATTGAGCGATTCATGCAGTATGTTGGTGCTATTGCACAGATGAAGCCTGAAGTATTAGACCTGATTGATGGTGATGAGATGGTCAGATTATTACAGGCTGGCATGGGCGCACCTACCGAGATAATCAAGAAGAAGCAGGTTGTCGAGCAGGAAAGGGCAGAGCGTGCTGAACAACAACAACAACAGCAACAGCAAGCAATGATTGCTGAGATGGCAACCCGTGCAGCTCCACAAATTGCACAGGGGGCAATGAATGCCGGTTAAGGTTGATTGCTTCACGTTTGCGAAAGTATTTGAAGACAGGGGTAATGGTGAGGCGGTGTTGAACCATCTCACCCAAATGTATTGGAAGAACCCCTACACACCCGAATCGACAACTGAAACCGCATACAAAGCGGGGCAGATGGCGGTATTAGACTACATCATAACCCAACTAAATGAGGCACATTCAAATGACTGATGAAGCAGCCGCGCAAGCGACAACTGACGAACAGACAACACAAGAACCCACCGCACTACAACAAGCAGCACAAGAAACCCAAGCTGCACCCGTAACAGCAACACCAGCCGACAAGATACCTGAGAAGTTCCGCACCTTGAAAGAGGATGGCACTGTTGACCTCGAAGCATCATCGGCAAAGATGGCAGAGTCATATAGCTATCTGGAGAAAAAGCTAGGCAGTGGCGATGCTCCACCAAAGTCTGCTGATGAATATCAGGTAACCTTTAGCGAGGATACCCCGATAGCGTTTGAAGATATCAAAGATGATCCCGTTATGCAGGACTTCATGCAGGGCGCACATCAGCATGGTCTGACCAATGCACAGGTGTCGTATGTGCTTGACCAATATCTAAAAGTATTGCCGTCTGACATTGAAGCGCATTCTGAGTTACGGGCGAATGATGCTATTGCTACGCTGAAAGAAACAACATGGAAGGATGACGCATCGTTGAAAGCCGGTCTGTCTGATGCCTATCGTGCTGTTTCTACAGTGGCAGGTGATGACGCTGAGTATCTTATGGACAAGTACGGCAATGACCCGGCGTTTATCAGGTTTGCTGCCATGTTTGGCAATGGGATGCGGGAAGATTCAGCTCCCCAGGCTATGCAGATGATACCGGCTGAACAGTTTGCCGAGGCATCGCAGTCTATTACCCAACAGCTAATGGAAATGAAGTCCAACGATCCGCGCAGGGCAGGACTGTTACGCAAGCAGGAAGAGATGTACGCGAAACAGTACGGCAATGCCCCTGCCCACGGGCTTGGTTAAATACAGGAAACCGGATGGTGGTTGTAGGTACTATTCCCTGCAACTACCGCCACTTCGGTGATAACGGTGGATTTATAGAGTCCAGCATGGTGCTGACAAACTCGAACAAATCAAATCAATCAACCGGAGGGACATATTATGTCCAATCAAATTACAGAAGCATTTCGTCAGCAGTTCGCTGACAACTTCATGCATGTAGCGCAACAGACTGAATCTGTTCTTGAGCGTGCTGTTACTGTTGTGCCTAACATTCAAGGCGCATCAAAGTCTATCAATCGTCTTGGCAAGCGTGCTGCACAGCGCCGTACTGTCCGTCACGGTGATACCCCAATCAACGAACAAGCGCATTCAACACGTTACATCGACCTTTACGACTGGGAAGATGGCGATATGATTGATGATCTTGACCTCGTGCGTACTCTGATTGATCCAAAGTCAGATTATGTGAAGGGTATGATTAGTGGTCTGAACCGTGCGAAGGATGCCGTAATCATTGCTGCTTTGGGCGCTGCTGCCCGTTCAGGTCCGAGTACTACTGCTTCAATGGCTGCTGCTAACCGTGAGCTAACTAACGCAGTTCTGAACAAAGCCAAGCTGATTGCTGCTCGTGAATACTTCCGTGCTAACGACTGCGATGAAGAAACAGGCGAAGAGTTGTACATGGTGATTGGCTCTAGTGCGTTGGGCGACCTGCTCACTGACAGCACGTTGTCCACTGCTGAGTACAACACCATTGCAGATTGGCACGCTGGCAACATCAAGACTGGTAAGGTGATGGGCTTCAACCTGATCCATACTAACCTCGTGCCTGCTTGTACAACTACAACTGGCCCTGGCGGTACTGGTGTTTATCCTGCAACTGGCAAGTGCGTGTATGCATTCGCTAAATCAGGTGTTGCATTGGGAATCGGCAAAGACAAGACAATCACTGTCGGTGTCGATCCTACTAAAGGCTTCAACACTCGTGTGTATGCAAAAATGGCCTTGGGTGCTGTTCGCATCGAAGAAGAAAAAGTTTATGAAATCTTTGCATCTTAAGGGGTGATTTATGACCGTAGTTAATGTAAAAAGTACAATCGTCACCAATGCGGATGCATCCACTCAGACTCTCAACAAAAAGGGTCTGGAGGGTGGCATTGTAAAGGTAGCTCGTGGAACCGTTGAGACAACCAATGGCGATGACATCGGGAGCAAGTATCGCTTTTGTCGTCTGCCAAGCCGCGCACGTATCGTTAGTATGCAGTTATGGTCTGATGATATTGGCACGACTACCATTGCAGACTTCGGGTTATACCGTACTGCTGCTGATGGCGCTGCTGTTGTTGATGCTGACTGCTTCGCGTCTGCTGTATCGCTCAAGGATGGCGCAATAGCTGGCACAATGATTCAGCACGAGTCAGCTGTTTATGGTGTTGAGGATGTAGAAATGCAATTGTGGGAAATCGCAGGCGCAACTTCTGATCCGAACATTATGTATGACGTGACCGCTACACTGACTGCCGCTGCTGATGCTGCGGGTACAATCAGTCTGTTAGTGTTCTACTCAGAAGGTAACTAAGTAATACCGCCCACTGGAAACGGTGGGCATCTATTCTATTGGAGTGCGCTGAATGGCAACTGATGTGAGTATTTGTTCTAATGCTTTACTGATGTTGGGCGCACGGCCTATCAATTCTTTGACTGAGAACAATGACCGCGCCAGACTTTGTAATTCTCTGTTCGATTCTGTTCGTGATGATGTGCTACGTTCGCACTTCTGGAATTGCGCGACTAAACGAGTATCTATTGCGCCAGATACTGACGCACCCGCGTTTGATTACACTTATCAATTCACTCTCCCGTCTGACTGGATAAGAATTGTTTCGTGTGGTGAGTACGGGTACGAGGTAGATTATCGGCAGGAAGGTCGCAAGATTCTATGCTCTGAGTCAACGCTCAAGCTGACGTACATCTACAAGAATGAAGACGTTACCACATGGGATGTATCGTTAATCAATGCGATGCAGCACGCTATGGCTGCAAAGGTTGCCTATGCTATCACTCAGTCTGCAAGCATGGCACAGGTAATGGATCAGCAGCTTTCAATGTACATGAAGCGTGCAAGGGCTGTCGATGGTCAAGATAATCCACCTGAAACCATGGGCGACTTCCCACTGTTGGCTGCCCGATATGGTGCTTGGTAATGCCAAGAGTTACCGTAGCGCAGTCTAATTTCACGGCTGGAGAGATAAGCCCAAGGCTATACGGCAGGTCCGACCTAGCCCGTTATCTTGCTGGAGCTAAAGAGGTCACCAATGGGATTGTATTACAGCACGGTGGCATTCGCAGGCGTGATGGTACTGTTTTCGTTACTAATGCTGGCAGCTCTAATTCTGTTAGATTGATTCGTTATGTGCTTGACCGCACGCAGGCTTATTGTCTGGAGTTTGGTGCTGGGTACATCCGGTTCTTTACTGGCTCAGGTGCTGTTGTAGACGTGAACAATGCCGTCTATCAGATTACAACGACCTATACTCAGTCAGAATTAAAGGAATTGAGCTACACGCAGGCAGGCGATCAGATGTTTATCGCTCACCGCAATCATCCATTGGCACGATTAACTAGATTGGCACATGATTCATGGACGTTGTCTGACGTTGAGTATGTCAATCAGCCCGTTAAGGAAGATTTATGGAAGCCAAAGTGTACGCTGACTCTTGATGTTGCCAGTGTTGGGGTAGGCCGTAATGCATACGCCGCTGTGTTCAGGACTTCCGATTATAGGATTGACGCATCAGGAACAAACGTCAGCCGCAGGATTTACTCGGTCGGTGGTGGTGAGGCAATCATAACAGCCAATGCTCATGGGCTGCCAACCTCATCTATAAAGCACACGATAGAAATAATAAAGCCATTCGAGTCATTGACAATCAATCATCTGGATTGGTGGATGGATGGCCAGCCTCAAGTGCCTTTAACCATTGCCGCTGCATCATTGGCCGCTGGGTCTGCTATCACCTTGTCGTATGGGACAGACGGTGCGTCAACGGTAGGGGCCGTGTCGTATGCACAAGACACTACCTATAACGGGTCTAATGCTATCCGGTTTGTATACTCAGGCCTTATCACTAATTGCAACATTGGCGACATTATCAAGGTCACAGACACTACGGGGAAAATTTTCTATTACGATGTTGTTGTTGGTGGCACTACACAATGCACAGTAGTTGCCAAGGGTACTGAGAGCGCAACTCTATTCACTGGCGCAATCATTTATAGATACGCTACCACATTCGCCTCAGGTGCTAACGTTGCCACTGCTGACGATGTAGGGTCGATTATATCAATCAATAGCGGTTATGTGCTTGTAACAGGTGCAACAGCATCATCTTATATCGGCACTATCCAGAAGACTCTGACCAGTGCGGTATCCCCTGGGGCTAATGCTTGGGCTGTTATGCGTCCTGCGTGGACTGCTGACAGCGGTTATCCTGCAACAGTCACTAGCTATGAACAAAGACTCGTAGTGTCAGGTACAGCGTTCAGCCCTAATACTGTATGGTTCTCTCGCATCGGGAATTATCTTGATTTTCTGCCTGGTTCATTGGATGACGATGCGTTGTCTGTAACGATTGCAGGCAGTGAGCAGGCTGATATTGTTCACTTGATGCAGGGTAAAGCATTGGTGGCAATGGCTAGTAATGGGGAATACTCGTTTGCTGGGGGTGTTGAGAAGCCTATTGCGCCGACAAATATACAGATCAAGAATCAGTCAGTATTTGGCTGTTCTTATGTCCGTCCGCAGAGGATTGGAAATGAGTTGTACTTTGTGCAGCGTGCGGGCCGTAAGCTAAGGGCATTCACTTACAAGTATGACTCGGATGATTATGGCGCTCCAGACTTGTCGATTATGTCTGAGCATTTGACCGAGGGCGGCATTGTAGACATGGCTTATAACCCAGAGCCTGAGTCTATTTTGTGGCTGGTCCGCGCTGATGGTGACTTGGTATCTGTAACGATTGAGCGTGAGAATGACGTTGTTGCTTGGGCGCATCATGAGACAGATGGCTTGGTCGAGTCTGTTTGTAGTGTTCCTTCTACTGATGGTGATACTTTGTGGCTGTGTGTTAATCGCAATGGTGTCAGGATGATTGAGCGCATGGATTCTGATGTGCTGTTGGACTCTTGTGTTATTGGTACGGGTTCATCGTCTGCTGTGTGGTCAGGGCTTGGACATCTTGAGGGCAAGACAGTATCTGTTCTTGCTGATGGCGTTGTGTTGGATGATGTTGTCGTCAGTGGTGGGAGTGTTACGATTGGTCGAGAGGCAACGAGTGTTGTGATTGGCTTGCCTTATACGACCACTATTGAGACATTGATGCAGGATTTCGGCACGGGTAATGGTTCGATACATGGCAATTCCAATAGAATTGGCGAGATAACAATACGGTTTCTCAATACGAATGGGTGTAAAATAAACGGCGATTATGTTGCATTTCGCAGGCTTGATACGTCTATCCTGGATGATGCCCCTAGTGTGTTCACTGGGTTGCACAGGATGGAGTTATTAGGCTGGAGTCGTGGTGATGTGTCGGTGGTTATCAAGCAGGAAGACCCGCTACCGTTTCACGTTCAGCAAGTAATATACAAATTCCAGAGTAATGATTGATGATTAGAGTTGCCACACTGGATGACATAGACAGAATTGTTGAGATTGGCAAGGCTATGCACGAGGAATCAAGTTATTGTGATTTGCCGTTTGACAGTGTGAAGGTTAGTAATTTGATGGCGGGATTGATTGATGGGCATGGGGTCGTATTTGTTGCAGAGAAAGCAGGCGCTATTATCGGCGGTTTTGCCGGTGGCGTTGCAGAGTTTTGGTTTTGTGATTCTCTTCATGCTTTTGATTATGGCTTGTTTATCCTTCCTGAGCATAGGGGCGGCAGTGCAGCTATCAGACTGTTATCAGCGTTTGAGCATTGGGCAAAGTCAATGGGGGCGGTGTGGTGTGATGTTGGAATCACTACAGGCGTTCACACAGAGAAAACGGCAAGAATGTATGAGAAGTTGGGGTACAATCAGAGCGGCATTTTATTCAGGAAAGGGGTGAT